CAGCGGCATACCATGCCCCCCCCCCCGGTTTCAACCGTATTGTTTTTTGAGCTCGTTTGCCAAAGTGAAGACCGGCTCCAGTGCCGTTTTGAGCGCGATCGAGTAATCGTAAATCACGTCCCAGCCGTCATTGCCGTAGGCGAAACATACAACTCCCGCCCCCCATGCCCGCTTTCCCTGACCATTCTACGCAAGAATAGAATCTTCATCAGTCTGCATCATGGCGGTGATGACGTCCTTGGCATCTGACGATTGGCGGATTGCAAATTCCTCGCCGTCCCATACTGAGAGAAAATAACCCTGATTGATCAAAGTATGAACGGTTTTTTCGACAATCTGTTTTTCGATTTAGATAAGCTGGTCTAAAGACGTTTTTGGCATTTGAGTGCTCCTTGGCTGCTGTGGGTGGGCCGGACGGCCCGATTGGTATTGTGGCATATGTGGGATAGCATTGCAATGGCATAATTGTTGAATGATTTCAATGGGTTAGTCGGTTGTTTTTTCGCCGGGCTACCATTTGGGCGCGAAGTGTTGGCGCGGGCTGATGGGCCCGTGCTGCGTTGGCCTGTGCTGCATTGGCCCGTTTGCGTGCTGATGGGCCGCGAAGCGATGGTTGAGAAGTGTGGTATTTTTGCGGCACCGGACCGCGATAGGGGATTGTGATAGGGGATGCAGCTTTGGGCTTGCACACTTTGGTGGCCACGGTGTGATGCTCACACTGTGCTCAGCCCACGCTTTGCGGTTTGGCCTCTTCTTTCTGAGTTTCTATTGTTATTTTTTTTTACAGTAGATAAGTGGAAGCAAACGGGGGAGAGAAGGGAAGGGGAGAGAAGGTCGTGAGGGCATGAGGGGAAGGGGCATGAGGGGATGGCCACGGTGTGATGATCACACTCCGCCCACGATTGCACCATCCCGCGGTGCGTGGGCTGGGTAATGGTGTAACCGCACAGCTGCATCCCCGGGCGCAATCCCCGGGCGGCGTCCGGTGCCGCAAAAATGTCACACCCCTCGGCCACGATCACTTCCGGCCTCGGCGCACCCCAGCACCCGCACCACGGCCCTTAGCCTTTTTTAGGCCCCGGGGGTTCCCTACAGTGCCCTGCGGCGGGGAAATTCAGGTTGCCGAAGGGGTGCTCGGCGGCTTATCTGTCTGAAATGATGCGGCTTTATCTGTCGGACGTGGGTGGGCGCAGGTGGGTGGGTGCGCGTGCTATCTGTGCCCCGCGCACCCATCCACGCCCCCGGGCACCGCCACGCCCCCGCCACGCCCCGCAACCCTGTCATGCGAGTTGAGCATGTGCATTTCACCTGCATTTCCCCCATTATCTTCTTGTGGCCGACGCCACAACGCCCGGCAATTTCGCCGGTCCCACAAGGAGCCTGTATCATGACACAAGCAACCACCCCCGTTTATTCCGCCAATGGCGTTGAAATCCTTTTCGGCGACATGCCCTATACCAGCGTTGTCACCCTGCTGAACCGCGCACTGTCCCATATCTTCTCGAACGAAGTACCCAAGGAGATCCGCAAGGATGATGCCAAGGCAGCCGAATGGAGAGCGGCGAAGCTTTTGAGCATCCTCGAGGGCAAACTTGGTGTTCGGAAGAGCGGCGAGCCGAAGCCGAAGCCGTCCCGTGATCCAATCGCGCTCATCGCGGCGGAACTTTCCGAAAAGGCTGTGCTTGATGTCGTCTCCCGGAAGGGCTGGAAGGTTTCCAAGGTCGCGGGAGAGGACGGCAAGAAGGTCCTTACCATCAGCACCGCTGATGGCACGGTGATCAAAACCTTGGCTAAGGCTGTTGCCGACCGCCTCGCCCATGCCGAACATGGGCCGAAGCTGCTTGACGCGGCAAAGGCCGAACACGCTCGTCGGATCAAGGCGAGCGAGAAGGCAACTGCCGACGCGGGTGACGAAATCTAACAGGCAGCGAAAGGGTGGGGGTTTCGGCTCCCACCCACCTGCGCCGGGGCCAGCGCTGTGCCGCGCCAAGCGCCAAAAAATTTCTTCCATCACTTGCAAGCATCGAGCGAACGCTGCGCGCCCCGCTCAGGCGGAAGGGGCTTTCGCCCGACTGTTGTGGGGCTTTCGCCCCTCTGTGCGCCACAAGGGCGCTGAGCGGCAGAGAGCCCGGGGGGACTGGCCCTGGCGCGAGGGGCCCAGCAAGCGGTAGGACCCATCTTCGTACAATGGGTAAAACACCCTGGCCACGGAGGGTGACGACTCAACAAGTGATCGTCGAGCGCAGACCCAGGCGCTGTTTGCACGCCCCCGCCCACGCCACGGTCTTTTCACCCACCCAGCGCACAGTTCTCTTGACATCCCGCGCCCGCACGCGCATGATTGCAACAGATGGCGGCGGTGCCGTCCCGGAGGCCTCCACGATGACCGACCTCATCCCGCAATTTTCTTTCGGCAACCCACAGGGCCAGAACACGGCTAAGCGGCCTCTCAGCGTCCATGTCTCGCGGCCGCTCACACTCGATGACATCCCGGACATCGAGGATTGCGACAAGACGATTCCCGTTCCGCAGCATCAACTGAAAAAGATCACCCACGCGCATCACAACCTCGCGCGGCTGATGGCCAAGGGTGAGCCGGACAACATGGTCGCGCTCATTACCGGGTATTCCAAGCAGTATATCTGGAAGATCAAAGGCGATCCCGCGTTCCAGGATCTGCTGGAGTACTACTCATCTCAAACCCGCGAAATTTTCGTAGACGTGTTGGAGCGGATGCGTTCCCTGGGCCTTTCAACAATTGATGAACTCCAAGATCGTCTTGCCGAGGAGCCCGAGAAATTCTCCAACCGCGAACTCATGGAGATGACCAAGCTGCTGCTTATCGACCCACAGCGCGCAGGGCAGGGTTCAAGCGGCGGCGGCGGAGGCGCTCCCTCGACCTCGATCAACATCAAGTTTGTCTCCGCGCAGGTTGCTGCTGGGCCCGAAACCGCGAAACCAGTCGGGCCAATCGTTCATCTTGACGCGGATGAGTACGATCCGATATGAGCCGCCAGCCGCCGCCAGACATTGTGGAGTGTGCAAAGGCTAGCGCTGCTCGCTGGGGCGTTCCCGCGTCAGTGTCGCTCGCGCAGTGGGCTATCGAGTCCGGCTGGGGAGAGCATGAACCTGCGGGGAGCAACAACCCCTTTGGGATCAAGGCACATGGCGGGGCCAGTGCGGTAATCGCCCAGACTTCCGAGTTCGTTTCCGGGGCGATGCGGCAACAATCGGCACCCTTTGCAATTTTCCCCTCGGTGTCCGAGGCCTTCTCGGCCCATGCGCGGCTGTTGGCCAACCCAGAGGGGTCTTATCACGCCAGCGCAGCGATGCTGCCGATTGGGCAAGGCGATCGAGTTGCGCTGCAAAAATACGTTTTCGCTCTCGCCCCGGTCTACGCAACCGATCCGCATTACGCGGTGAATCTCTGGGGCCTCATCGTCGGCAACCAATTTGATCTCTACGACAACCAAGGAGTCCCCACATCATGACAAGTTTGATCACCGAGGGCGAATTGGCCCTTGAAAAAGTCTGGACAACCCTGCGTGACGATGCAGTGGTTGCGGAGAAATGGCTCGTCGCGGAAGTCACGGGGCTTGAGGCAGAATTGGCCGCGGCTATCGCGTTGCCTTTCTGGCGAGCCATCGAACCAATAGTGCTGCAGGATCTCGAGACCGCGCTGCGTGCAGTGATGGCAGAGGCCGGGATGGCACTGGAGGCATATTTAACCGGGGGGACGATCTCTCTTGCGACCATCGAAGCCGATTTGTTGAACAAGGCGCAGGTGCTGGGACTACACACGGTCGTAGCGCTGGAACCTTATGCATTTCAGGCCTGGTTGGGGCTCAAGGCTCTCGCGGCTCGGGCCGAGGGTGATGTCAAGGCCGCAGTGGCCGCAGTGGCAAAGGATCTTTGAAATGACTGATGACAACAACAATGCTCCTCTTCCGCCGATTCAACTCGGCGCTGGCGGGCCGATTGTGAATGAGGCGCAGGCGTTGAGCGCCGTTCGCTGGGTCGTGACCTTTGGCGGGGGTTATGCCCTCGGACATGGTTGGTTGACCAATCAGCAACTCGTTGACATCGGGGGCATCGCGGCGGCGCTGGTGCCGCTCGTTTGGTCATACTTTGTGCATCGAGCCCCAAAGGCTCAGTGATGTCGGTGGAGACAACGGCTCAGGACGAAATCCGAGCGTTAACTCTGCTTGCAGGGCAGCAAAAGCGTTTGCAAGACGATATGGATGAGTTAAAGCGGGAGCTCAAAGACATCAACGCGGCGCTGATTAGGATCGAAGCGCAGGATCTCAAGGGAAAGAATGCTGAGATCACTGTGGTGTTGAAAGCCCTGGAAAACCGCCTTGGGGTGCTTGAGGCAGGGGCGCAAAGGCGAGCTGGGGCAAATGGGCTTGTCGAGTGGTTGTCACGCAATGGGCCTCTGTTGGTGGCCGGCGCGATTGCGCTTGGCGCATGGTTTGGCTGGGCGCCCAAAAATGGCGGAGGGCACTGAAAAATGACTACCCCGACGGCTTCGCTGCTGATTAATGGTGAGCAGACTTTTGTCGATGCAAATGGAAAGCCACTCGCGGCGGGCACAGTAGGATTCTATATCCCCGGGACGCTCACGCCAAAGACTACCTGGGGGGATCCTCTTCAGGCCACTCCGAATACCAACCCAGTGGTGTTAGATGGTGCCGGGCGATGCATTGCATATGGCAGCGGGCAATATCGGCAAATTGTCAAGGATGTTCTGGGAAATGTCATTTGGGATCAACTGACGCAGGATCTGTTATCACTCTATCCCTTCACAACAGTGAGTGGTTCGGTGCTGAATGTCTCCGCGCTGCGGGCGCTGTCCCTGCCGAATGCGTATAGTGTGGTGACGCTTGAGGGGTATTACAGCGCAGCGGATGGTGGGGGCGGTGATTTTGCCATTGTCACTGGGCAACCCGCGGGGACATATGTCGATAATGGCGGGACGATTTTTGTTCCGACTGGGGGTAATGGCTCCGCGGCGTATTTGAGAATGGTTCCGAATGGCCCGATCAATGTGAGATGGTTTGGGGCGAAGGGCGACGGAGTGACGAATGATCGCAGTGCGATTTTTGCTGCGGATAATTTTGCCGCGAGTATCAACACCGCAACTTATGTCCCGTATGGAACGTATGTGATTGCAACTGGGGGAACGCTGACACGGGACATTGAGTTTGATCTCGGTGGGGTGTTGAGTTTGACTTCGGGAACGCTGACGTTTAGCGGAAATGTAGACGCGGCGTCGAATATTGCGATTTTTCAAGGCGCGGGGACTTACACTCTGCCCAATCAGAGAACTCCTGTTTATGCCGAGTGGTGGGGCGCGAAAGCGGATCTCAGCGTCGATGCCGGGCCGATGTTCAATGCGGCCCAGACAGCGCTGACTAATGGCGGGACGATTCAGGGCAACAATGGCTTGTACCAAGTCGGCACAGCGATTGTGATCACCAACAAGGTGGATATCAACGGTGCGGGTTGGGGGCTGAATCCAAGTGGGGAGGGGACAATTTTTGAACCCTCGACGACATTCGGCGCGGGCGGTACGAATGTGATGCTGACGATTAATGTGGGTTCGTCGGCGGTGAGGAATGTCAATTTTGTCGGTACCAGTGGTGTGACAGTTTGTCGGGCAATTGCAACCGGAGCGCTCTGTGGACTGAATACATTTGAGCATATTGATATCGGCGGATTCGGCTATGGGTTGATTGTTCCAAATGGAAATGGACTGCAATTTCGCCAAATTCGCATTCAGGCAATTTCGCAAGTCTGCATTTATCTCGGCGGGACCACAGGGCAATATCCCGGGGATATTTCATGGCAAGAGGTCGTGACTATTCCGAATAGTGGTGGAACGAGTGTACTCATCGATGGCAACACCAATGCGATGTATTTTCATCGACTTGAGTGCATTGGCGGGTATATTGGAGTGAACATCCGGGGCGCGGGTGCGGATGTTCAACCAGGCGGATTGTTTTTCTTCGATTGCAACATCACTGCGATGAGCTCCTACGGCATTGCGGTCGTTCGTGCATGGCAGGTAATGTTTTATGACACCTGGATTGGAGGAATCACTGCAGGCCCTGGAGTGTTTATCAACGCGGCCTCGCCAAGTGATGTTGATGGGGTGCTTTTTGATGGGTGTCTGATTGGAGGCAATTGGCTGCATGGGATCAATTATCAGTCCGGTGGCGGGTTGGTTGTTCTGAATTGTCAAATTGCTGGCAATGGGCAAGGTGCGTCGAATACTTATGATGGTATTTTTGTGCAATCAGCAACCATTGGGACATTCCAGGTAACTGGATGCACGATTGTCCCGTATTGGTTTCATAATAGTGGAACGCAGAATTACGGAATTTATCTTAATTCTGGTTCAATTTACACATCAGGGTTGTTTGTTGGAAGGGTGCTGATTGCTGGAAATATTATCGGAGGGGCAGCCACTGCGGCGATCAGTGATAATTCTACCCCAGCGGGGGCCTATAAGGTCATCGCGAATAATGTGACCTCGTGAGGATGATGCAATGACCGATGGGTATCTGGTAGATCAAAGCGGGAAGATTGTGACGAGGGTGCATGGTTGGGCTGGTGGACAGGCGCCATCTGGGCAGTCTTTTGTTGCCGATCCGACGATGGGGCTGGAAGTCGGTGCGCAAGCTCCGACAGCATTTGCGGCGAGTATCTCCTCGACAGATGCGATGATGTCTCGGGCTGCGGAAGATCTTATCACCGCGCTGGTAACGAAGGGCACGCTTGCTTGGGGGGATTTGCCCTCGGTGGTCAAGCAGCATGTTAACGCCCGGCGGGCTTTGCGTGGGGAGTCTGCGTTGTCGTGAAACGGCAGATCGTTGGGCTGAAATGGGCTAAACGATTGGCGAAAAAACCGCCCGGGATTCCCGTTGGAAGGGCGCGGGAACAGAAAGCTTTTGGGGTAAGATATGAACGGGCGCTGGCCCGGACGTTAGGGCCGGTCGCGCAGCATGGGGTTTGGTTTGAATACGAGGATTTCAATGGCCCTGGTTGTTGTCAGGTGGATTTTCTGATCCCCGGGAGCAATGGTGTTTGGGCGGTGCTGGAAAGCAAATACACTTGGACCCTTCAGGGGCATTTAGAACTCGAACGACTGTATTGCCCGGTTGTGTCGCTTGCGTTGGGGCCTGCGCGGGGAGTGGTGATTTGTAGAAATTTAGTGCCAGAGGTAAGCACTTGGCCGGTCTTCGGCGATTTGATCGCTGCGATGGAGTCAGATAGGCCAAGGGTCATTTTTCATTGGCATGAAGGAACCCCAATCTGGGGCAAATCGGGCAGTTTAGCTGCTCACTCAGGGCTTGTGCCCTAACTGTTTGAAAGGACAAAAGTGATGGCACCGAAACATTCGGGCGAGATTAATCGGGCACAGAGCTCGATTAATGAGAAACGAGAGACCTCAGATCGGCCGCGGCAGGGTCATGTTGGTCAGCAGCGCAAGGCGGATTTGAAGGGGACGCAGTTGGGCGGCAGCCGAGCTGAAGCTGAGGGTAATCCGCTCTCTCGGGCGCGAGAGGAGCTGCATCGTCAGCACCCTATCCGTCATGATGATCATGGTCCGCATCATGGGACTGATCATCATATTCGGCATGAGCCTCTGCATGGGCTGCATGAGGGTCGCCACGAGGGGAATGCGCATAAGCATGGGCATCCGCATGGTGAGGGCCATCGTCGCGGTCGTGAGCATCATGAGGATTGATTGTCAACCTTGGCTGGAGTGATTTGTGATGGCAAAACGTCGACTGAATGACACCGAGGCCCTCGCTCGCGGGACCCCCGGGCTTTATACTGGTGAGGAGCACTCGGTTTCGGTGCGACGTATCCAGAATGGATTTATCATCCGGCAGAGTGAATGTAACCCGCAAACGGGGCATTATGAGACAAGAGAAGTTTTCTCTGAACGGGCACCGAGAATTCAGCCCGCTTCGGTGAAAAGAGGACCTGCAGAGAGCAACGAATCTCTGCGGGATACTATGGGTTATTTGAAGAACTGAAGCGCACCAGCGCAGAAAGGACGAGAGTGATGAAAACGACCAAAATCGCGCTGGTTGCGGGGCTGTTTGCCACGCTCAGTGCAAATGATGCTCTTGCGAGCGGAAATTACACCAACGGTCTGCCACAGGCAGGTCAGCAGTACCCTGGCACTTTGCCGCTCACTGGGGCGGAACTCGCCCCATTTGACACGCAGTTGCCAAGTGGGCAGCAGCCGCAGAGCGAGGCCATCTCGACGGGCCAGCTTGCGGGGTTGGCGCTGCAACGGCAGTTGCCGGCGAATTACCTGATTGGTGGTGATTTCGGTACGAATCTCTGGCAGCGCGGTGTGACCTCCTCAAGCATCACCTCGACGTATGCGTACACCGCAGATCGCTGGTTTGCTTGGTCGGGAACGAGTACAGCGTTTACGGTGGCGAAGGACTCCACTGCGGCAAACGTGGCGACGGGTTCGCAGAGTGGTGCAAAGATTCAGCGCACTGCTGCGCAGACCGGTGTTGTGCCGATTGCGTTCTCACAGATTGTGGAGACGAGCAGCGCCGTGCAGCTGGCGGGTAAGAATGTTGAACTGCAGTGGTCGGCAATCACCGGGGCGAACTTTTCTGCGGCGAATGGCTATGGCGCGGTTTATGTGACCTATGGCACTGGTACGGATGAAGGCGCGCAGAAGCTGGCTTATGGGCTCAATGCTGGCGGTGGCGGCGCAAGCGCCTGGACTGGGCAGACTAATGCGTTGGCAGTGACCAATGTGGCGTACTCTACGACGCTGCAGAAGTTTGTTGCGAACGTGGCCATTCCGAGCACGGCAACGGAAATTGCAGTAACGTTTGTTTACACCCCGGTGGGCACTGCAGGAACGAACGATTGGGTTGAGCTTTCGCAGATTGCGCTGGTGCCGAGTAGCATTCAGGCAACTTCGACGGCAGCGATTGGGTCGAGCAGCGCGGGCTACGGCACGGGCAATTCGATTTATGCGCAGAATGGGACGAACTATCAGGGCACGGTGCAGCTGGCCTCGCTTGTTCCCCCAACGGCGTATCTGTTTCGCCCAGCGGCACTTGAGGCTGCGTTGCAGCAGCGGTATTACTACCAGGTGAATGAAACTGTTTCGGGCACCACGGTGCTGGGACAGGTGGAAGCTACAAGCAGCACCGCGGGTATCGGCACGGTTGTGCTGCCTGTGACAATGCGTACGACGCCGACTGTTGCCTGCACGTTTGGTACGCTGAAAGTCAATCTCGCCGGTACACCGACGGCCCTTACGGCCTGTGGTGCAAGCGCGGGACAGAGCACGCCAAACACTGCAGTCATCACGACTACTGTGGCAAGCGGCCAGACTGCAGGACAGATGATGTTGCTGCAATCGGGTAATAGCACTGCGGGTGGTATTGTGAGTGCAAGCGCGGAAGAATAATAATCGGGCGGGGAGGTGAGAGCTTCCCCGCCTCCCCCGCTTTCCGCTTTTGAAGGAGATGAATTATGGCGAAAGAACATGAGAAAAAGGGCAAGCCCTCGGCCAAGCCCTCGGCCAAGCCGAAGATGTCGATGAAGGAGTTTGAACGTTCGGCGAAGGATAAAGAGATGGATAAGAAGGAATTGAAGAAGATAAATGAGAAGAGAAAAGCGCGCCCATAGTGTGATGATCACATAAGGCCCACGATAATGTCCGAGATCGAGTTCCCCGAACCCCTCAAATGTCTCTTTGAGCCCAAGCGGTTTGTTGTGCTTTGGGGTGGACGGGGAGCTGGTCGTTCGTGGGGGGTGGCCCGGGCATTGCTGTTGATCGGCCGTACCCGCCCGATCAGGGTGCTCTGTGCTCGTGAGTTGCAAAAGTCCATTTCCGATTCGGTGCACAAGTTGCTGTCCGATCAGATCGAAGCGATGGGGCTTGGGGCGTTTTATGAGATCCAAAAAGCCGGTATTTACGGTCAGAATGGGACATCGTTCTCGTTCGAGGGGATTAAAAATAACATCAACAAGATTAAGTCATATGAAGGTATTGATTTTTGCTGGGTAGAAGAGGCGGTCAATGTGTCAGAACGGTCGTGGGGGGTGCTCATCCCGACGATCCGCAAGCCGGGGAGCACGATTATTATCACATTCAACCCAGAACTTGAGACCGATTACACCTACCGGCGATTTGTGTTGAATCCTGATCCCGAGGTTACTTCGGTGGTCAAGATGAATTGGCGAGATAATCCTTGGTTTCCTGAGACACTTAAGATTGATCTCGAGAATGATAAAAAACGGGATTATGATCTTTATTTGAATGTCTGGGAAGGGCATTGCTTGCAGCAACTCAAAGGGGCGATTTACGCCAAAGAGATGCGAATGGCAACGGAGGACGGACGGATTACTAGGGTGCCGTATGACCCTTCTGTGCCGGTAGATACATTTTGGGATCTCGGTCGAGCGGACAAAACCGCGATTTGGTTTGCCCAGCGTGTTGCAATGCAGGTGCGAGTGCTGGGGTATTATGAGGAATCCGGCGAAGACATCACCCATTTCATTCGCGAATTGCAAAGTCGAAAGTATGTTTATGGCCGCCACTGGCTGCCGCATGATGCAAAGGCCAAGAGGTTGGGGAGTCAGAAAACCATTCAGGAGATCCTCGCTGCGTCTTGGCCTTCCCAGGTAAGTATTGTGCCAAAACTCTCTGTCGAAGATGGAATCAACGCCGCGAGGATATTCTTCCCTACCGTTTGGTTTGATGAGAGTGAGTGCGCGGAAGGACTCAACGCGCTGCGCCACTATCGTTATTCGATGATTGATGGACAGAGAAGTGACAAACCATTGCATGATTGGAGCTCAGACGGTGCAGACGCTTTTCGCTACATGGCAATTGCGATGAAACAAGCAGCGCCCAAAGCGCAACTTTTTGCCGAGGGTCGAACAGCTGATCGACTGGGGCGGGCAATTAAAGGCGGCTTCGCGGGAATGCGTGGCGGCTGGCTGGGAGTGTGATAAATGGCGAGTGATCCGACGGTTATTGCACTTTCGGGAAATCCCGTTGTCGCGGAGGCAATGGAAAATTTCAAACGGTGCCAGGAATTTGAGAGTGTGACGCGGGAGCGCTGGCTGAATGACCTTCGCTTTGCCAATGGGGATTCGGAAAATCTTTTCCAATGGCCAAATGAGATCCGTGCGGCAAGGGAGTTGGACAATAAACCCTGCTTGACGATGAACATCACGCGGCAGCATAATCTGATTGTCTCGAATGAGATGCGAAAAGCCAAGGCCTCGGTGCGATTTCGCGCAACGGGTGATGGGGCGACTGTGAAAGCCGCGCAAGTCTGGGAAGACATTATGCGGGATATTGAGATCCGAAGTGACGCGCAGACCATTTACACCCAGGGGCGTAATTTCATGGTTGATGCGGGGATTGGGTACTGGCGGCTTGCCACACAGTATGTCGATGAGACCACTTTTGATCAGGAAATCGTGATCCTTCCGGTGAATGACCCTCTGGCGGTGTTTCTTGACCCTGATATACAGAAAAAAGATGGCTCAGACGCCAAGTTTGCTCTGGTGTTTGATTACATGCAGAGGAAAGATTTCGACGAACAGTACCCTGAATATGCCGACCGTGCGTTGCCAGGGATGTCCCCGTTGGGGGACTCGTTGATGGAGCAGGGAATCAATGCACAGGACCGCATTTGGTTTTGTGAGTATTTTCGGAAGGTTTTTCAGAACGACGAGTTGATCTCATTTGTTCATAATGGAGAGCGGGTAAACATCCGGCGGTCGCTTTTGCCGGAAAATATGATATCCAGTGTAATGGATGGAGAGTTCGTTAGGAAGAGACCGATCAGAGTGCCGGTCTGGGAATGGAAGATGATTGTCGGGGAAGAGATTGTTGATGAGACAATTTGGCCTGGGAAATGGTGTCCGATTGTGCGTTGTGTGGGAGAAGAGTCTATTATTGATGGAGTGCTTGATCGCAAGGGGCACACACGGGCGATGAAAGATGCCCAGCGGATGTATAATTATTCCGCGAGTGGGCAAGTGGAAAGTGTTGCCTTGCAAGGTAAAACCCCGTGGGTTGCGCCGGTGCAAGCAATTGAGGGTTACGAGACCTATTGGGACACTGCTAATGTGGTTAACCACTCGGTAATGCCGTATAATGCTTTCATGGATGATGGGACGACTCCAATTCCCCCGCCGATGAGACAGGAACCCCCAAAAAGCAGTGAAGCCTTCCAGACCGGACTGCAGAATGCAATGCAGCAGATCATGATGGTCTCGGGGCAATATCAGAATCAGATGGGAGAGCAGGGCAACGAACGTACTGGTGCGGCAATCGGGCGACGGCAAGAGCAAGGTGCAACCGCGACCTTCCACTTTGTGGATAATTACAACGATGCGCTGGTATTCACCGGGAAGCAAATTCTTGACCTTGCGCCGAAGATCTATGATACCAAGAGGGTAAAGACGTTGATGAGCGCGGATGGGACAGATTATTCTCTCACGCTGGACCCAAAGGCCGCGCAGGTGTTGCAAGAACAGCGCAATGCACAGGGGGATGTTGTTTCTCGAGTGCTGAATCCGACGAAGGGTCAGTTCGATGTCGCGCCACAGGCTGGGCCGGAGTACTCAACGAAGAGGCAAGAGAATGTCGAGGCTCTGACGTTGGTGTTGACACAGGCTCCAACATTGGTTCCGATTATTGGAGATCTGCTGTTGGGCTCAAGCGACTTTGACAAGGCACAGGAGGCCGCGCAACGACTGCGCCGGATGGTGCCGCCAGAGGCATTGGGTGAGGGTCCAACGGCGCGGGAGAAGCAACTGCAAATGGCGGTGCAACAATTGCAAGCGCAACTGGCGGAGACGCTGCAATTACAAGCGAAAAATGAGATCAAATTGGTTGGAAAAGACCAAATGAGAGATATTGATGTTTACAAGGCTGAAACAGATCGGATCAAAGCACTGCTTGAGTTGATCTCCCCGCAAGCTGGGGCTGCGATGGGACAACAGGTTGCGGAAGATGTTGCGGGAACGCAGATTAATGATGTGGTAAATGCGAATAGAGAGGGGATTGAACCAGACGGCGAGCAAGAGCAGGGGGTGAAGCCTGAGACCCCGCCGATGCCTGGAGCGCGAAAGGCCCCAGATGGGCAATGGTATCTGCCTGATCCGACAAGACAGGGAAAATACCTCCGGGTTAGGCCGCAAGCCGGTGTGGGGGCTGTCTGATGCCCGGCCCGACAATCGCGATGGGGTTGGGAAATGTTCCCCAGCAAAACAAGGATTTCGAGGCCGCTGCTGAACCTCTGCTTGAGCCTGTAGATGGTGATCCATTTGGGGGTCTTGAGCGCTGGGCCAACCAGCCTGATGAGGGGCCGGGATATCGTCGTTGGTCGTTTCTGCCGGGAGAGGAGATTCGGGAGCCGGGGCAGGGTGAAGATCGCTCGCAATGGTCGATGCATTGGGCATGGCCAGGAGTTGCAAAAAGTCTAATCGGAGATGCTGTCAACGCACTCACTGCCCCGACTAAAGTGATGCAAGGACAGATGACGCCGGAACAGGGTGCACAGGCTGCGACTCCGGGACTGGTTGATTTGGCTACTGCAGGGTTGGGGCAGGAAGCAAAGGCCGGTACGTTGCAAATGATGACCGGACCGCGAGCGGAGAAAGTGCAGGGACTGGGAAACAGTCAATATGCATTGGAAGATGCAAAGGATGCTCATGCCGCGCAGTGGGCCACCCCGGAAACAATTTGGGCTAGATATGGGTGGTTTCCTGCGAAAGATGGGAATTTTAAGTATGAGATTCCTGATACCGGCTCGGAGTTAGACCCCTCGGTGTTTAATCCCAGTGGAAAATTGAAACTCTCTACCTCACCATCGCAAGCTAAACGTCTTGGCGATATTTTTCAGCACGATAAGTTGTTTGAGGCTTACCCTCATTTGGCAGACATGCCGGTGAGGGGGACGCGGGCTGGTGGTGGAGCATTAGGCGCGTATGATCCTGATCCTATGCGAATTGAATTGCAAAACGGTTTGAGTCAAATGGATGCCCATAGCACGTTGCTGCATGAAATTCAACATGCGATACAGCATTATGAGGGCTTTGCTCCAGGCGGAAGTGTTGAGCAATTTTTGCCCTCAAATTATCGTGCTCGGGAAGCAGAATCGTTGGGGGAAATCAAACAGATCATTGATAATCATTGGATGGGGCGATCTGCTGATAAACCTTCGACAGGTGGAGTGTATCTGGCCGCGATGCATGAGGCAGATCCTACCATTTTTCCTCAGTTGCGCGGATCGCTCGATCATGAATTTGTCCGCGCATTGCCGGAAGATGCGAAAAGGGAGCTTCTGATTCACGCACAGAATTACGATGATATTCGAGCGATGTATCAACACGCTGCGCAGGAGTATCACTCGTTGGGCGGAGAGGTGGAAAGTAGGAATACTGAACATCGTTGGCTGCATGATGATTATGAAAGTTTTCCCGAGGGTCATGCGGCGTATCCTACGATGCAGCAATCATTCCTGCCTCCTTGGAAAATCGCTCGTTCTGAAGCCTTTCGCACATGGCATGGGACTCCGAATGAGTTTGACCCAGAGGGTGAAAACCGCTTTGGCTCCTTTCGTGATGATAAAATGGGGACTGGAGAAGGCGCGCAAACGTTTGGCTGGGGACATTATCTTGCCGGGGCGGTAAAAACAGCGCAAACTTATCGAGACAAATTGTCTGGATCTGTAACACATATCACGGATAATGGAATGCCTGTGCAAAAAAAAGAATTGGATCGAATTGCACAAAAACTTATTAGCGAAAGAACTCCAGCAGAAGATTACATGCATTATATGTCCAGGTTGTATAACAAAAGCTCAAATTCTTTTTCGACAAAACGAGGGTATGTTGATACTTTAAAAAGAAGGATGAAAGAAGAGTCTGAAAATTTAAATAAGTTACAAAACAGTGACGAATATGGTGACAATTTTGGCTTGAGGTTGTATTATAATACAAAACTTACTCACCAAATGCGAATTATCGAAGATTTACAGAACAAGCTGAATTTCGCAAACACACCGGAAATTGATCGTTATGCGATGGAAGAGAAATTTGCAGGACACTTGCTTCATGCAGAGGTTCACCCTGATGAGCACGAATTGATCGACTACAATATGGGACACTCGGAACAAAAACCGGGAGTGCTGGAAAAGTTGCAGCAAATGAGAGATCAGTTCAAATATTTGAAACTGCCGGAAGAAGGTAAAAGAGTAGGCAATGATATGCAGCATTATCTCTCCACGTTAGAATCGGTATTGCACGACAAGGCATCTCTGCACAAACAAGCCATGGAAAATCATTTTCCCTCAACAATGGATCAGCAAGAAGCCTATGACACAGTAACTGGTTTGACAAAAGACCTTGGATCTAACTATATGGGCTACTTGTCAACAGCAGCGCTCTCTCGGTTGCTCGACCGTGTTGGCATTCCTGGAAGAATGTTTTATGATCAGAACTCGCGAAATGATTTAGACAAGATGCCGAAAATACTATTCAAAGGTCGTTCGCTGCAGAGTATTATACACACCCTTATATCCAATCCCGTAGATAATTCACAAGAGCTTGCAGAACTTACACAGAACCCTTTTTTAAAGGCTGTACTTAAAGATTTATCTAAAAACTGGCAAGTGCAACAACAAACAATGAGCTCAAAAACTCCATCATTGGATCATTACATAGAGCAATTGAAAAAATATTACAAGAAAAACGGTCATAATTCTCTTGCCAAAATGCTCGACGATATTGTAGGAGATTTATCTCTTTCTCCAGATCTCCGTACGCGCAATTACATCATTCATCACCCTCGCCACATCACCATTCGCGGACGCAATGGAGAAATGCTTGACCCAGTCGAGCACAATCCATTTACCGATCTGCCAAAGCCATAGTGGGGGTGCGCCCTCATTTCCGCGTGGAGCGGTTTCTCCACATACTTTGGGGCAAAGCCCCTTTGAATAAGGAACCTCAAAATGCCCGGTCCTAATTCCGTTGGCAGTGTCTTTCAGCCAGGTCCGCGGCTGATTGATGGCACTGATTTGCAAAAACTTCTCCTCGGCCAGACTTCTTACACCGCGTTGTCTATGGCGAATGGAAGCGCAAGTTCTCCATCGTTCTTTTACGAATCCGTTGGGTATAATGCTATTCCAACAGTTGCAGCAAGTCAGACCTCTGCGACAACGATTACCAACGAGATCACCACAGTGGTGACTTCTGTTGGCACGACTGCGCCATACGATGGACTCGTACTCCCTCCGAGCAATACAAGTGTGATAACTGCGAGTGGTCACACTGTATTCATCATCAACAAAAGCGCCAATCCGATTCAAATTTTCGCTAACGGCACTGATACGATTGACAACCTTGCGGGCTCTGTTGGCGTTGTAATGATGCCAAACTCGCTGGTGTTGTTCACTTGCGCGACACCTGGGCAGTGGTTTACCGAGGGTCTTGCCACTGGTTATGGTGGACCGGGTTTGCAGACATTGAGTTGGGCAGATGGGCTTGTCGCGAATAGCGGTGCAGTGCAGACCGGGGCAACACCCATCACCACGATGGTAGCACGGTTTACCACTGTGGGTGGCGCAGGTTACTCCTCGCTATTGCCTGTTGCTGCACCGGGGCTATCGATCACAGTGATCAATGCTGGGGCGAATACTATGGCAGTGTTCCCTGCAAGCGGTGATGCGATTAACAACCTCGCGGCGAACTTGTCGTTTCTTATGCAGCCGCAGAGTGTATGCACATTCTTCACCACCAAGACTGGGTTCTGGCATACTGAGTACACACTCAACATTCCGCAGCCTTTGTTGCAGACAACTGCGAGTAACACCACTGCGTTTACCGCAACGGCAGCGCAGGTCACTGGGGCTGCCGAGGTTGATTTCATCCTCACCGGCGCGCTGGGCAGTGGTCAGGCATTGACTCTGCCTCTGGCTACCGCAGTGATCGCGGCGATCCCAAATGCGCAGGTTGGCCAAACGTACAAACTTCGGTTTATTAATGGTTCGTCAGGTGCTTTTGCCTGGACCATTACAACAAACACTGGATGGACACTTAACAGCACGTTGGCCTCGGCTAACACGGTGGCGCAAAACACATGGCGAGATTATCTCGTTACAATCTCGTCTGGAACTACGTTGACCGCGCAGTCTGTTGGCACCGGAACGTATTCGTAATCAACAATGGGAAAGGGAGGGGGCCGAAGCCCCCTCATTTCAGATGAACAATCACAACAACCACAAAACGTTGGCACGACAGGCGGCAAAAGGTATCCCCGGACGGCCTTCTGGGCATTGCCATGAAATGATTGCTCATGTTGCGAAAGCTATGGCAGGAGAACTTTACGAGATTGTCATGGGGGATAATGAGCTCTGGAACACATGGAAAAGCAACACCCCAGATATGTCTGGGCCGCAACGTGAGATAACATTTATTGCAAAGAATTGGGGCAGGTGTGTTCCACGGGCTCGGGCCACGTTGGCCGGATTGTTGTCAACGGGGATTGACGATGCCGCAAAATCCGCCATAATGGAGGCGTTGCTCCTTGACAACACTTTAATCAGGGGCCACGCGCCAAGGCGTTCCACAATGATACAGCCTATACAGGAGTAATTCCATGACAATTGAAAATGAGAGCGTTCAATCAGCACTCCCCACAGAGAGTGCTCTTGCGGTATCTGAAGAGCAAGAGCAAGAGCAGGTAGAAGAGCAAAGCGCGACTGAGGTCCAATCACCTGTCGCGGCGCCCTCATGGGAGGCCAAACGCCTTGCAAAAAAGACCGCGGAACTTGAAAGGGTCAAAGCAGAGCTTCTTGCTGAACGAGCAAAACGTGGAACATCTGCCTCTCCGGTAGATCCGCAACTTGTGGAGGAAGAGGTCTCCCGCCGCTTGGCCGAGAAAGATTTCAACGACCGCGCTAATGCTGCGGCTGTCGCTGGCCGAGATCAGTTTGGAGCAACTGAGTTCAATGCAAGCGTTGCGAATCTTCTCACTCTGATAGATCGGGATAATACGCAAGAGCAGCAACAATACAACAGTTTCATTGCCGCAGCGTTAGAGACCGGAGAGGCTCCTCGCCTAGTATATCTCCTAGGGCAGGATTTGGAAACCGCAGAGCGCATTATGGCACTTTCTCCGGTGAAGCAGGGGATTGAACTAGCGCGTTTGGCGGCAAAGGATATTCCTGCGCTCTCGAAGGCTCCTAAGCCGATTACCCCGATCAAAAGTGTTGGTGCGCGGCATGAGGAAATCGACCCTCGGGATGCCGTTCGGGCGGATAAACTCTCAACCGCAGAATGGATGAAACGGAGAGAGGCCCAGATTCGGGCAAACAGTTCTCGGTAGAGGTGATCGAACACTTGGCTCCATGGGTGTTTTGATCTGCTTCCGAGGGGCGGGGAAGCAGAGTTGTGGCTGTTTCCCCGCCCACCCTCACGGGGAAGTTTCTGGAGAACTTAATCTCCTGTCTGGCTTCTGGAGAGCCGTAATCTCCTGTGCGGACTTAATCGGCCTGGTCCAGCCAAAGGTAAACTGATACGAAGCAGGGGTTGAGATCCTCTGCAATCTCTTTTGAAAGGACCAGTGTCATGGCAAACCAGTTACTTACGATCAATATGATCACGCGAGAGGCCGTTCGCCTCTGGAAAAACTCTAACGCGTTTATTCAGAATGTGGATATGCAGTACGACGATTCGTTCGCCGTAAGTGGGGCTAAGATTGGCTCGGCACTACGCATCCGCCTTCCCAACGATTTCACGGTCACGACAGGCCCGGGACTCAACGTGCAGGACACGAGCGAAGTCAGCACCACGCTTGTGCTGGCTACACAGAAGCACGTCGATGTGAGTTATTCGACGGCAGATCGTTCTCTTGCACTTGATGATTATTCCCGCCGAGTGCTCGCCCCGATGGTTAACAACCTTGCGGGTGCAGTTGCGGTTGATGTCATGCAGGGCGCTGAAGGTGGCATTTGCAACTGGGTGGGCAATCAGGATGGTAACAACAATGTGTTGACGCCGAATGCTGGAACTTATTTGAATGCCGGTGCGGCACTGGATATTAACTCCGCGCCAATCGCCAATCGTAAGATTGTCAACGGGCCGCGAACAGAAGCCCGTGTGGTCAATGCGCTTGCAGGGTTGCTAAATCCAGGCAGCGAAATTTCCCGTCAGTACATTACTGGCCGGATGTATGATGCGCTGGGTTTCATTTGGATGAAAGATCAGACCGCAATCATTCATACGAACGGGACACTAGCACAGGGTTCAGCCACTGTTAACGGGGCAAATCAGACTGGTTTGTCTCTTACTGTTGGCGCGCTTGCGGGTACGCTTAATCAGGGCGATATTATTACCATTGCCGGTGTGAATGCTGTCAACCGCATCACCAAGGTTACAACTGGTGAACTTCGCCAGTTCGTTGTCACTGCGAATGTCTCGGCCGGTGCAACCACCATCCCGATCTATCCTGCGATTGTTCCTGCACAGGGCGGTTCGCAGGTGCAGTATCAGACCGTGGTGGCATCCCCAGCGAATGGCGCGGCGGTCAACCCGGTAAGTGGCCTTTCGGCGAGCACGCAGTACCGCAAGAACTTTGCTTACGCTCCGGAAGCGGTTACGCTGGCAACCGCGGATTTGGAAATCCCTCGGGGTATTCATGAGGGGGCTCGTGAAGAGTTTGATGGGATCTCCATGCGGATGGTCACGGATTATATGATCGGAACTGATCAACTCGTCACTCGACTTGATGTCCTTTATGGGTATCTTTGGATTCGTCCAGAGTGGGCGGTCGTTGTTGCTGATGCAATTTAAGGAGGGCTGCTAGATGGTTGACCTTAATATGCTCGGTGGACATCTGGGGGCCGCGCTTGCCTCGGAACCTCAGAAAGCCGCGGTGGCTCAGACCGCGGTTGAACAGATCAAGCAGGGCATTGATGCCCTGCGTGCGCTTGGTCTGACTTATTTTCTTGCAGAAGGTGCAGGAAGTAGTCCGGTGGAATTTCCCAAGGCGTTGTATCGAGGAGATGACTTCGAAGTAGCGTTGACTGGGGAAGAAGAGGCGGCGTTGAGAGCCGTTGGGTATGACATTCATCCGACACTGCGGGCTGCCCCAGCGGTGCCGAGTGCCGCCCCGGAGGCGACGCGGCTTCCGAGTGCTGCCGATGACGCCCAACCCATGTTGCCACTGGAGTAATATCTGATGCCAAGCAAATCTCCCGCTCAACACCGCCTTATGGAGGCAGTGAAACATGACAAAAAGTTTGCTGAGAAAATCGGCATTCCGCAAGACGTGGGGCGGGAGTTTGCTGACGCAGATGACAAGGCGCGAAAGCGCAAAGATGGGCGCAAGAGTGCGTCTTCCACAACATTCGGTTATGGCCGATAGGAGAGTAAGATGAAAAGACAAAACATCCACACTGTTTATCACGCCCTGGAAGCTAGAGGGGAATTTGAGTCCAATCCAGCAAATATGGGTGCGAGAGATCAAGTCACAGGTGAAAGCCTCTATGTTGGCCCGCAGCAGTATCCTAAGATGCTTTATCATCCGCAGGGTGAACTTCGGGAAACTAACCCGGGTGAGTGGGTGGATACTCCTCGTGGGCCAGTGCTTCGTGGACAGCAATTTGAAATCATCACCGTGATTGCGAAGAACGGGCAGGAAGAAAAGCGTTTGCGCGCAGAAGGCTGGCATGACCATCCTGCGAAGGCCATTGTGGCTAGTGGTGGAGACGCTCCTCCGATCGGTGCAGATGGTCGGATTGCTGAACTGGAGCGGCAGGTCAAGGAGCTGGAAGAGCAGAAATTGCAAATTGAGCTTGATCAGCAGAGGATCGACGATTTGCGCTCAGGGGCGTCTCAAGGAGATCCTGAGGCCACTGCACTTCGGCCGAAGAAGAGTCCAACAGCGTTTGTGTCCTCCCTCTAACCAAGGATCTTTTTGATGACTTCGATTTCCCCAGGCTCAACCACTGTTGGCGATTTGGTAGATGCGGCTCTGCGCGAGTCGGGGAAACTCGGGGTGGGACAAACTGCGTTAGCAGAGGATGCGACAGCAGCATGGACACGTTGTCAATGGATGTTGGAGGAGTGGCAGAGGAAACGCTGGTTGGTTTACCAATTGGTGACTTATCTCACAACTGCCACTGGTGTCAATCCCATCACCATTGGCCCAGGGGGTGCGATTAACACCGGGACAAACTCGGTAAGGCCGGAACGACTTGAGTCAGCATTTCTCCGTCAGACCTCGTTGCCCGCGCCGAATCAGGTTGATTACCCGCTTGAGCTCATCCAGTCGATGGAAGACTGGTCGAGGATTCCATTGAAAAATCTTGTTGCATTTTCAAAGTACATTTTTCTTGATCCGGGTTGGCCACTGGGTAACATTTACACTTATCCAGTAGCACAAGCCTCGGTGTATTCCATTGGAGTGGTGGTCAAGCAACAGTTGCAGGCACAGTTTCTTACCCTGTCAGATTTGATTGCCTTACCGTATGAGTATTATAACGCAATTGTGCTGAATTTGGCCGTAAGAATGCGATCCTATTACGCCATCCCAACTTTCAATGGTGATCCACTGCCGATGTTGGCCAAGGATTCACTCAATGCCATCCGTGGAGCAAACGCGGCGGTGTCTCGTTTGCAGATGCCTCGGGACATCGGTTCTCGCGGCCGGTATAACATTTATTCTGATCGCAATTATTGATCGTGATAAGGACTTTTTGAATGTCCCGAATTGCTCTGGTTGGAGGATCGTATTACGCAAGGAGTCCAATTGCGTCTGCAATTCGCTGTGTGAATTATTTTCCCGAAAAGAATCCGGAAAGCTCTTCAACCCCGATGACGTATTATCAGAGACCGGGAAAGACGCCTCTGGTCACAGCGCCAGGAGGTGGAGCAGTGCGGGGGATCTACCGGACGTCAAACGGTCTTGGTTACTGTGTCATTGGGCAGAATGTCTATGCGATTTCCTCCTCGTGGCAATTGACACTTCTTGGTCAGTTGAATAACTTTGGCACTAACCCCGTCTCGTTTATCGACAATGGTATTCAGATCATGTTGGTGGATAACTCCAACGCAGGGTATCTGATCACTCTCCCGACGACTTCGAGTAATATTGCTGGAACGGCAAACGCATTTTCCCAGATCGTTGATACCACTGGACTTTTTCAGGGAGCGACAAGACTGGACTATTTGGATAGTTTTGTCCTCTGGAACACCCCGGGGACGAATTTGTTTAATTCCACCCTCTCCAATCAAATCCTTCCAATGTCCGCGCTTTATTTTGCGGGCAAAACATCGTACCCTGATCCGCTGCAAACCCTGATTGTCAACCGAAGGGAAATTTATCTGATCGGGCAACTCAAGAGCGAAGTTTGGTACAACGCGGGAAATCCGTTGTTTCCCTTTGCTGAGCTGCCCGGAGCGTATATTGAACAAGGCACTTGCGCTCCGTACAGCATTGTATCGCAAGGTGAGATGGTGTTTTTTCTCACACAAAATCTCTCCGGCGAAGGAATGATTTGGGCCATTCAGGGTTACAGTGGACAACGGATCTCCAACCATGCGATTGAATATGCGCTGAGACAGATCGTTGCGCAAGGTGGAACGATCAACGATTGCATCGGAATGGCGTATCAGCAAGATGGGCACCAGTTCGTTGAGTTTACTTTTCCTGATGCAGATCAAACCTGGGTTTACGATTTGACCATCGGGAACCCGGAATACGCTTGGCACCAGCGCGGTTGGACTGACAATGATGGGATTCTCCATCGTGAGCGCGAAATGTGTATTGCTAATCTCTATGGGAAGATTGTTTGTGGAGATTGGAGCAATGGCACGATTTACGCAATGGATCTTAATGCATACACTGATACCTTGGTTGTTGGTGGCATTCCAGGGCCAATACAATATGTGAAGACCTTTCACTTGATCGACCATGCGACTCCGCTGGGTGGGGAATTACCGCTTGCTCAGCTTGTTGATGCCGAGGGGCGGCAAATACAATTTCACGAATTTTTGGCCGATATGGAAGTGGGTGAAGGTCCACTGGATGTAAACGGAGGCCCAGCACAGGTTGGGCTGCGTTGGTCAGATGATCGTGGGAAGACTTTTGGCAACACCGTGCTGCAAACCAATGGTATTCCAGGACAATACCTGACGCAACCCTCGTGGTCCAACCTGGGCACAGCGAAGTATAGAATTTTCGAGCTTTTTCACTCCATTGCCGGGCCAGCTGCGCTCAATGGCGCCTGGACTAAAGCAAGGGTATTGGCGAAGTGACGACCTCTGGACAGGGGCAACAAGCATTTCCCCAACTTGATGTTCCGGTGGTCACATCAGAGGGGATGCTCACCCCGGCATGGCATCGACTGTTTATGAACTCTTGGTTAAAACTCGGTGGGACGACCTCACCAACGCCGAGCACTGTTTACATTCAGCAAGATGCAAGTGGAAAAGTTCTTTTTTACAACGCAGGGACCAATGCGCTGATTGGTCCGGCTGGAACAGTCACTAGCGTTGGGTTCGATCCCGGTACAACAGGGCTGACCATTGGTGGTTCCCCGATTACTACGAGTGGGACATTTGTGCTTAGTGGCACGCTTGCCGTGACCCATGGCGGCACCGGAACGACGACGAGCACTGGCACTGGCAGCGTAGTGCTTAACAACTCGCCAAGTTTGATCACTCCGAATTTAGGCACTCCCTCGGTGCTGACATTGACCAATGCAACAGGGTTGCCGTTGGCTAGTGGTGTCACGGGTACGTTGGCGATAGCGCATGGCGGCACAGGGTTAACTGCAGTTGGTGCAAATGGAACGTTGCTGCAGTCAAACGGAACAGCGCTATCCTATGCCGCACCGAGCACACTGGGATTCTCGTCCAAAATCGGCAACTCGGTTGTTCCGCTGGTGTTGGGCTCAAGCGGCTCAATGGGTAATAATGGAGCATTGACGCTAAGTACTGCCTTGCCTGCAACTCTTGGCTCAGTTTACATTTGGCTTCCTGCCGGGGCAATTAGTGGGGCTTCGCTCGCTGGCTGGTACTATGCAATTTTTTCCACCACAACTCTTGCTACAGTTTACAAGGAAACATACTCGACTGGCACTCCGGTAATTCCGGTTTCACCAACCCCCTGGGTGTCCACGGGACCTGGAGCATACACACAGACGACAAGCACGATAACCACCTGGCAAATGACTATTCCCGGAGGGTCATTGGGTGTTGCAGGGGCAATTAGAATCATTGCAACCTGGGGAAATTCAAACACCGCTAATAATAAAGTTCTCACCGCGACGTATGGCACTTTTACATTCTCTCTTCTCACCCAAAGCACGTCTCTAGGTTGTGGGCAGATCATTGGATTGAGCGCACAAGGTGTTACTGGTGCTCAATGCTCGCTGCTGGCCCCGGGTACTGGAACACCGCTGCTTGGCGCGGTGGATTCGACCCTTGCACAGACATTGGCGTTGCAAGCAAGATTGGTCGTTGCAAGTGATTATTTGATACTTTATGCCGCGACGGCTGAATTGTTGCCGGGAGTCTAACCCACGGTGTGATTATCACATTGTGGCCACAACGAAGTGAGCCCATCATGTTAACCTTTCAAATTGAGTCATTTCCAGAGTTCTATTCGGACCCTCAACGAGATGCCCTGTGGCGGGAACATTACGAGGAATTTGATTTCTCCCACAAGAGTAAAATGGCCTTTTCGCCCTATGTTGAGGTCTATCAGGCTCTCGATGCGAGCGGGGCGCTGCTTATTGTCACCGCGCGTGAGGGGAAAGAACTAACACTCGTTGGTTATTGCTTTGTAATCATTCAGGGGCACATGCATTACAGCGGCACACTTTGCGGAATTGAAGATGCGTATTATCTCTCAAAGCGTTGTCGCAAGGGTCTCGCGGGGTATAAAATGTTACGTTACTCGCTTAAGATGTTAAAAGCTCGTGGAGTTGTCAAGGCGTTTTTCATGACCAAGGAAAATCTCTCGATTGCACGACTGCTTGAGCGTCTCGGGGGAACTAAAAGTGACAGTGTTTATAGTTTCTGGCTTGATGAGGGAGATTTGTGATGGGTGTTTCAGCGGGAATTGCAGCGGTTACAGACATCGCAAGTACGGTGATGAATAATCAGGCTGCGGGAGATGCGGCTAATGCACAGTCAAGCGCGCAGGGCAAAGCCGCCGGGTTGTATGCACAACAGCAGCAGACAATTGATCAGAATTTCTCTCCCGCGACTGCACAAGGCATTCACGCGGGAAATGAACTTAACACGTTGCTGCCGGGTTTAACAGCACAATTTAATCCGACGATGGATCAGCTTGCAGCGACTCCGGGCTATCAATTCACCCTGCAACAGGGGGAACAGGCTACGCAAAATTCATTCGCCGCACAGGGTCTTGCTTCAAGTGGCGCGGCAGAAAAAGGCGCGGCGAATTACGCCGAAGGCTTGGCGTCGAATACATATCAGCAGCAATTTCAAAATTACCTTGATCAAAACAAGCAGATCTACAATATGTGGAGCGGGCAACAAAAGACCGGGCTTGACGCGGCGACAACTCAGGGACAACTGGGACTTACCGCAGCTGGTGGACAGGCCAACGCGCTGGTTGGGCAAGGGAATGCACAAGCCGCTGGAATCATTGGGCAGAACAATGCGCTGACCTCAGGAATTGGCCAGGTCGGGGGTCTCGGAACGGATTACTCGCTCTCAAAGAGTGGGAATCTTGATGTACTGAAACAACTTGGACTGGTATCGTAGGGAGACAAACGATGGAAAATGCAATGGAAAATGATTCTGCCGGTGGCATTGCACCCGCACCCGCACCCGCACCCGAGCCCGAGCCCAGCGGCCCCGAGCCCAGCGACATGACCAAGCAATTGTCACAGAAGCACGAGATGGCGCGGGCGGAATATGATAAGCTAAGGGACTCTGAAAAACGTGTCCATATGATGAGGAAACAACTTGATCACCTTGTCGCCCTTGGCGATAAGGCATCGGGGGAGGATCTCTCGAAGGCAGCTTCGCGCTGTGTGGCCGCAGGTGTGGATGCGAAACAGATGGCGGTGTTGTTAAGCGAAGCTCCAGGAGATGGTCCGGCTTTGGCCAACTGGGCGCGGCAAAAGGATGAAGTTTTGCAGGGGGTTGAGCAACAACTCGAATCAATGCTAAAAGATGCCAAGTTCAACCTTGGCCTCAATGCGATGCATGTTATTGCTGGCGTGGCGATGGATCAACATGCGCAGAAGATGCAAAGTGCACCTGCGCAAAGTGCACCTGCGCAAAGTGCAACCCCTCCGATCAATGCGCTGAATACGATGCCGAGCGGCGTGGATGCGGGCTCTGTCCCCGACACAAGTTTGATGATGGGAGGCCAAACCAATGCCTGATAATATGACGGATGCACAGATTCCTCTTGCAATCAACACCAGTGGCGCGGATATTGCTGGGCCCATTAAGCAGGTCGAGGGAGTTCTCCCTTTTGCCGCGAAGATGCAAGCAGGGAAGATCATCGCCAATTCTTCTGATCCGCAAAGTGCAATTGATCAACTGCAAAAGAATCCAACAATTGCTGCTTGGGCCCCGGAACTCATCAGCCAGTACACCACCATGCACAACATCGCAGTAAACACAACTTCGGTGGAGGCTGGGCAGCGACGAGATGCTTTGTCGGGTTTCTTTGCTCAGTTCTTGCCAAAGATTCGCGATCCAAATTTCAGCATGGATGAAGCAGAGAAAGCCTATAAGAAAGGCCTTCCTCCAAGTGTGCTTAAAACCACAGAACCCGCACTGGACTCTTATCGCGAAATATTTGACTCGCTTCCGCCTGAGCAGCGCAGCTCGTTCATGGTCGGTATGGCAACGGCTACAGGGATGGATCCCTCTCATTTGTCAATGATGCTGCCGGCTGCGGGCTCTGCGGATCTCAAAAGTGGTGTGCAGCCGACACTGACTAACCCGTCATTTGGGCCGAATGCAGGGGAAGTGCACGGTGCTGGTCCAGTTGTGCCTTATGGGGTGCCTCCACAGGTTAATCCGACTGGCCCAGCTGGGGCACAACCTATACAGGGTATCACTTCTCCGGGATTTGCACAAGGCGGGCAGGAGGGCGTCCAAGACGTCCCGCTCGCCACGAGCGCCCTGGGGACAAAAGCTTTTCGTCCTGCTCAGTTATCCCGTTTGACCCCGGATGCTCAGGCTGAGTTGGATGGTGCAAATAGCAATGTGACTGCAGGGGCGCAGAGTGCGCAAAGTGCGCCGTTTCAGGCCCAGAGCCCTGAGATGGCCTCGGATGGGAAACCTCTTTACATCCCAGCAACCGATGCTGGTCGTCGAATGACAGGACTTTCCCCGACGAATCAGGGTTTGACCATTCCGGGAACAAACACTCCATTCAACGCAAATGATGCAAAGATCAATGACAACAACGCTGCGACTTACGATGCTGACCGCGCTGCTTATCCCAATTCTGAGTACGCTCTTGGACAACTGCAGAGCCTGTCCAACCTAAGCGACATCATGAATGATCCGAAGAATCCGGGGTATAACACTGGCGCGCTTAAGCCTTTAATGGGACAGTTTCAAAAAGCAGTCAATGGTCTTTATCAAACTCTTTGGCCGAATGACAAACCTCCTTATTCCATTGATCAACTTGGTGCAACTGATTATTTCCAAAAAACCCGTGCGGCTATCCAGGCGCAATTATCAAACACACTGATCAAAGGGCAAGAATCTAATCATTTGTTTGATAGCATCGGCAGCACATTGCCAGGCATTGAAAACACCCCGCTGGGCCTGATGTTGACAATTGATGGCGCAAAAGCGCTGCTTGAACGCCAGATCGATCGGACGAAATTTTTTGCGGCTTATGAGCGCGTCAACGGAAACTTTTACAACGCGCAAGAAGAGTTCAGCAAACAGCATCCGTTTAATGATGTGGAAAATTCGGTATTGCAGAAATACGGTCTGACCAAGGATGGTTTTGCATCGAGGCAACAAATCGTCGATTTTGCTCAAAAAGGATTTTTTGGCGCAGGTAGTGACGGCCGTGCGCTTTTTGAGCAAGCATACCGTGATTATGTAAGCAAGGAGAAAAACCGTGCCAAATAGTCTCCCTGACGACCCAACGCAAATTGCTTTGCCTGGGTTGCAAGAGCCGACCCCGGCCGCGCCGACCACGGCAGGGCCGACACAGAAGGCCCAGGGTCTCCCTGACGACCCAACGCAAATCGAAGTTCCATCGCTGGAGACCTTGCCTGCCTCTGTTTCCCCGCAGCACGAGGACAACTCCACTGCCGGATGGCTTACTCGAAACGGCAAACAACTTGTTCGCGATCTGGACAAAGGTGCGACCGCAGCACTCTCGATGCCTGGAGATCTGGGCGAACTGCTCGGTTGGGGGGCGAAACACCTTGGCGCCTCGCTGCCTAACAGTTCCCCAATCGAGCGCGGAGCCAATGCGGTGATGAGTGTGTTTCCTACTCAGGAAAGCACTGAGCGCGATCTTGCTGCCGCCGGGGCTGGCCCTCAACAATTGACACCGGGGGAAAAATCGCTGCATTCAGGAATTGAGGCCGCTGCTGGTGCTGGCCCATTTGGTCCTGTGCAGATGGCAGGTTCCGCTGCGATCACCCCGATTGCACAAAAAGTTCTCGAAGAACTTCCCGATGACACTTCGCCGTGGATTCGTGAAGGGCTTGCGGGACTTTTTGGCATTATTGGAGGCGTTGGGGCGGAAAAGATCTCTGCAATCACCAAGAGCTCTGCGGAGTTCCGTGCCGCGCAGCAAGCAGTCAAGGATGCTGAGCAGCAACACGAGGCGACGCTGCTTGCGAAGCAACAGGCACTCGAGGAGCAGAAAGCATGGTTCGATCAGAATACCAATCTTGCCCATCCGACAGAACCAGGGTTGACCGAAACCACAGCTGATGTGGCGAAGAGGCAGCATCAAGAGGCGGTGGAAAAGGCCCTACAAACGACAGATAAATACACCAGCGACATCGCAGAGAATATCTCCCCGATTAGTCATAGCAACCCTTATGCCCTCGGACAGAACATTCAAGAAGCAGTTCGCAACTGGTCCAAGACTGATTTTCACGACCAACTGGATACCGCGGAAGCGCCTTTGCGGGCTAAAGTCTCGCCATCGGCCCCTGTTGAGTTCGGTCCTGTGTTTACCAAACTGGATGAACTCGAGGAGCATAATTCAGGAGAACTAAAAGACATTACAGGAGCACTAAATCCCTCATCGGTCAAACCGCTGATCAACCGTTTTCTCTCTTATTTTGCAAAGAAAGATGAGGCAGCGGGAAAGGATCCTCTGGCGGATGATGCAGTGCCCAAACTGCCAGAAGACGCCACTTTTGATTGGAAAACTGCAAGGGATTTTCGCAGTGCAGTTGGCGCTGCTAGACATGACAAACAACTCGTGGATCGTTTTGGTGCGGGGAATTTGGAGGCGCTTTATGCCACACTGACCAATCAATTGCGCGAAACAGCGATTGACCATGATGCGCTGCAAGAGTTCAACCAGTACAATCAACGCTCAACCGATCTTCATGATCTTCGCGATAGGTTTCTTGCTAGATTTGCTGATGATGGAGAACGCTTGCCGGAAGATAGTACTAAAATCATCGCAAAGTCTCTCGAGGGCAACGGCTCGCTCCCAAGGGCTTTGCGCTACGCGAGTCCAGATGTCGCGGATCAGTTTGCACGGCATTATCTGGAACAAAATGGGATCAAAGGTTGGAGCGCTTTGGCACAGGATGCTAAAGAATCCCTCATCCCCGATGCTAATGTAAGATTGCAACTGGATTCCGCCGCAGAGGGTCATGCGAATGCGGTTGAGAGTTCAAAAAATTACATGAAAATGCGGGTGAAGCAATTCAACAATGAGAAACAAAATGTTGTTGGAAATCTCAAAAACGCCTCTTCCGCGCATAGTAACGCGTACTCCGATCTCAATGTCAAACAACGCGCGCTGGGAGATTTGCAATCTGAGGGAAATCTTCTTAACTCGATGAAGAAACCTTCAGCACTCGCAATGGGTGTTTTAGGTGCCGCAGCAGGTAGTGCGCTCGGAGGCACACACGGTGCTGGCTTAGGTGCCATTGGCGGGGAGGCATTGGGACTCTTACGGCACGCCGCAGGTGCATCCGTGCATGGACTGATCTCTAATCCCCGACGCGCCGCGCTCAGCGCCGGTTCGGCGGCGGCTGTTTCTAACGCGCTGAATGATCCGTCTTTTAGGGGGCAAAAATGATCTCGAAAATTGTCAAAAATGTACTGTTTGTGGTGCTGTTGCTAAGTGGACCTGCTGAAGCCCAACAGTTCTCCTCGGTCACGGTGCAGCCACAAAGTAAATCGACAGTCAATGTCCCTGTGAATATCACTGCGGGCAATGTTTTTCAAAGTGTCCTCGGCGCGAGCTCTCTCGGCGTTCGCCAGCAGCTGGTCATCGAGAACAACAACTCGAATGGGGACAAATGCTGGTTTTATCTCGGTTCCGGCATTCCGACGACGGGAAATTCTGCAATGCTATTGCAAGGCGGTTCGATGACCTTTTCCGGTCCAGTGATTCCGAATGACCAATTGCAAGTAACCTGCGCGAGCAACAGTGATACGCTGTGGGTTATCTGGAACTGATGATTGTTTTGCCAAGGAGATCAAAGATGACAAAGATTATGAAAGTGCTGCTTGCCGCGCTACTGGTGCTGGCCCCTGTTGGGGCCAAAGCGCAGATGCAAAATCCTAGTTCAACCCCTTCGACTATCATCGCGGGAGCGTATAATGCCTCCTCTTGCGGGACAGGCAATGCTCCTGGCTGGTGTTCGGGCAGCGACATCGGTGCGTGGGTCAATGCCGCTGTTGCTGCTGGCAACGGTGGGACAATCCAGACTCCGGTGAAAATCACAATCGACCCCACAGCAGGATCAAGTGGGCAGTACAGCCAGACTACTCAAATCTCACTTCCGCAGTATTCCCAACTCGACTGCCAAGGCGCTCAGCTCAATTGGCAAAGCACTAGTGGCGCTGCGGTGGTTATTACCGGAAGCAGAAGCTATATAGGCAATCAGCAGCCGTTGACAAATTGCATCATTAATACGAACGTAGGCACGCCAGCCACTAATACCAACGTCGGGATATTCCTCGGTGGCGATCCGCTCGGCGTTTATTCACCGACTAATTCTTCCGTCGTCAGTAAAGTTATCACAAATGTCTCGGTGGCAGGGTTTAACAAGGGGGTGTATTACGGCAATAATACCTTTGCGGTAACATTTAACGGTTTTGTCTCCCACGGCAATTACGACGGAATGTATAGTCCTAAATCCAACACCACCTCAACAGCCTTGACTAACGTCGCGATTACCAGTGGCGTATTGACTGCCACCGTAGGGGCAACCGCTCCGAATACGGCAAACACTGGCACCGCCGCGTCGTCATCTGGCGTTACAGTCACCTACACTCCCGGCACTGGAGGATTCGCTGTTGGTCAAACAGTGACCGTGACCTCCGGCACTGGTACGATCCCAACGGGCGATACGATTACGCAAATCATCAGCGGAACGCAGTTCAAACTAACCAACGCGCCAAGTGTCGCGCTCTCTGGTGCAACCATTAGCGGCTCGGCGCAATTCAATGTCGGCGATGTGGTTAATTTTCTCGCGACAAGCGCAACATTCTTGAACACCATTCCGCTGACTATCGCCAGCGTTACCGATGCAACTCATTTCACCGCCAACATAACTCATGCTGATTACCCCTCAACGCCGGAAACGAATAGCACTGTCTACGATGCCACATCTGGTGTTTACAACTCTGGTGAACTTTTCAGGGTGTCAAATTTTGACATCTACAACAACATTGACTGCGGATATTACTCCCAGGACATAAATATGGAGTTTACGTTCAGTCAAGGTTCTTTCGACTACAACGGGAACACCAACCCCGGCGCATCTGCAACAATTCCCTACACCTCTGCCGCACTGTGTGGCACAGGCATTCAGACAGTGCTTAACAGCGTGCATCTTGAACAATATAAGAGTCCTTTCGCGGATTTTGCTGGCTATGGTTATGGAACCGCAATACGGATGCTTGGCGGGTCGATTGCAATGGCACAACCCGCGCCAAACATTACTGCATATTCGACGGACGGTAGCGGGAATGTCACGCTTACCGTGTCGAGTACAACAAATGTTTTCATCGGACAGTATTATAAGATCGCCGGGTTTTCTAGCGGTGCGGTATCGCTCAATACTCAGATCATGAAGGTGACGAGTTTTACTTCGTCCACTATAACAGGCAGTGGTATCACTCCTGCTGGTGCGATTTCGGGCAGTGACACAGGGGTACTTCACCCATACTCTTACGGGCTCTTTAACTCGTACTCGCCTTCTGGCTCGACGATTCTGAAGGACATTTTTCTCTTTTTCAACAGCGGAACTAGCGCGTGGACAAACTCCTGGGTCTACACAGCGGGTACGACAAATCCTTCTGGTGGTGCGGGAACAATCTGTATCCAAACCCCCCGCATCGGAGCCGCGAATAATGGGTCCGGTAGCGGAAGCTCTATCCCTTACGCAGATACAAACGTGGGCTCGCCGTGTGAGCAAAACGGCCTAACCAGCACCAGCACGTCGTTTTTGAAGGTCAACAACCCGTTTACGCATACTGGTAGTATAATTTACAACACGGGCGTGGATGGGTCTACGCTCCCCGCGTACAATTTCACCAGTTACTGGGGCGCTACCTCCAATACGAGTTTTTCCGGAAACAACGCCGGAATTTCATATTTTTCGCCCAGCTACTCAACCAGCCTTTATACTGCGCCAATAACGAACTTTTCTCTGACAAGCAATACATTGACGCTTACTGTTTCCAACAGCAGCCTCAAGCCGATTTCTTCTGGGTCGGTGTTTTACATCAGCGGTCTTACCACTGGGACTTATCTAAACTACACCCCCGGCACTTCATCCCCCGTCTGGACCGCCCAAGCCGGAACGAACAGCACGACAATTGTTGCAACAGCGTCAGGGTTTTCCCATGCAGATGTGGGCAGCACGGCTGATAGTGGTGTTGCCACCATCGGCACAGATCGCAAGCTTGCTTTTGGCACGACCGCAGCAACAACCCTTGCGGGTCTAGACAGTGCGGATCTATATATCGGTTCCGGGGCGTGGAATTTTCACTCCCGATATTATTCTTTTGGCCCCACACCAACGGCATCCACCGGCACGGTAGATACCGCAAGTTATTCATCCGACGACCAGCATGGTGCAATCACTGGTCTAGCTGCGGCAACGAGTGTGACGCTGACATTTGGGACCACTGCAAGCAACACGCTCTCAGCCGGGTCATGGCAGTACATCCCATCGTGTAGTGCAACGCCAAGCGTGTCTCTTGCCACACCCCCGTATGTCAGCGCGGTAAGCACCACCGCTGTGACCTTCACATTCCCCTCACTCACGGGAACTCTTTATTACCAGTGTCATTGATCGTGGGCAGCGTGTGATTGTCACAACGTGGGTTGGCGTTGTGGAAGGGTGTTATTGGACACCCTTCCATACCCACATGCCACCATTGAACATCGCGCCTAGTGCCCGTTGAACGCCACCACCACCACCACCATCCCGCATCATTCCACCCCGAACCCCATAAGCGGTTTGGGCTTCGGCACCCAGTACCCTTCCAACCCTGCTGCCCTTGCAATCATCCCCGAACGCTCAGCGGTCAAAATTATCATCTCAATTTTCTGCGAAGGTATCTTGTCGGAAAGAAATTTCCAAATGAGATCTCCGCTCAGTGGTTTCGGCGCTCCAGCAGAATTGCGGTTCTTAGGCATCGAATATGCCTGGGAAAGGAAGTAATGCAATTCCTCCAGCACTACCGCATCAGAATTTCCCTTCATATCCCGGAAAATATCCGGCATGAAACGTTCAGCTTCAAACAACCACTCAAGCGCCCGGACAATATCAATCTGGTCGATGATTTTTGAGTCCCCACGAGACGCGCTTGACACAAGCGCGAGTTTAATCACCGATACCGTGCGGGATTTTACATACCCCTCAAGTCGTGAATGTGTTGGCACAGGTTTGCCTCCTGCCATGTGCCAATCGCCAAGATGACCAATGGCCTCGGGAGTGAATTGGAATTGCCCCCAGAGACGTGATAGCGCGCCGAGGCGTCCAAGAAGTTTCTGGCGTTTAGCCGAATCACTCTGCTTGCCCCCAAACAGCGGGACGAGTTTGACCTCGTTCGAGTAAACCATTATGGTCCGTCTGGCAAGACCGGTTGCCCAAGCGTTTTCTGGAAGAAGCTCGCCCAAAAACGCTGGTTGAACACCACCGAGGAGATTCAATTGCGGGTAGGGAATCGAGACCTCACGCTTCGGCCCGTGCCGTCGTTTCTCCTTATGCTCAGTCCGATTGTTCCAGATACCATTGAGCACCCCAACGAACTCCATGTCATACGACGACATGAAGATAGAGAACTCCTCGGCCGCGATGAGCAGAGAGTGATAGATTAGCTGCTGGCCATTCGACAGTACCCGAACGGATTTGCTCTCCTGCAACTCATCAATAAGTGCAGCTTTGGTCATGCTATCTGGCGCGACGTGGAACGCAGGAGCGAGCGTCCCCGGCTCCTTTGCATCCGTCCATAGCCCTCGGACTTCCTCGATGATAAACTTTCCAGTGCCCGGTGGACCGACAAGGAGCACATAAAGGTTGGGAAAAAGTGCTCCCTGATCGGTCGCGGCCCAACACCGGCGCTCGAGTGCCCCCGCAACACAGCAGATTGCACTCCACCTGCGGTAGATCGCTGGAGAGAGCAAATTTTCGCTATAATCCATGAAATCGCTGATAAAATCACTGCTTAAATCAGACACAACAGAGTGTCCTCCTTACCATGTTTGAGGCAAGTGCCAATGAAAGTGCCCTTACCCCACAATGAGTCGATGAATGCCTCGCTCGGGCGCTTTTCGCTGATCCGGGGAACTTTCTTTCCACTTAGCAAGGCCATAGGGATTGCTTGCACTCTGCGGTCCCCAATTCCAGCCAACTTTGGCCTCCCCCGGAACCACATAGCGCCGTCCGCAGTGGGATTGCAATTCCACTCGAATGAGTTCGAGAGCTCTTGGAACCACCTGGGTCTCCCTTTGAGCGTCGTACTGAAATGTTATCGAATCATATGTTTGGGCAAGGAGTTCCACCTCTGGCATATTATGCCAAACTCGCCAAAGGCCGAGGTTCATCCTTTCGGCTGTTGTACTTTGGGGCAAAAATGCGATTGCCTCGCGGAGCGTAGCATCATCGTTGGGTCGGCCGAAAAAGTGTCTTTCTCGGCCAAAAGGAGTTATCAACTTTTGTCGAAGCTGGAGTTCCCCGGCAACCCACTGCCAATATCGAGGGATTCCCGGGAAGGCGGGATCAATATCCGGCAGGGTCTTATGCCCATAGCGCCCTCGACAGTAACGTGCTTGAAACTCTTCAAGTATCGGGAGCGGGGTTTTAAGAGAACGTGCAGCGGTCCAGGCGGTGCCGGAATAATTACTGAGATGAGATCCACGTTTGGCCAGATCTCGATAGGACATTTCGCGATAGTAGATCTGATCAGCGATTTTACGATCTCCGCTCTTATCCCCAGTCCACGGCAACTCTGGCCAGATAAGTTTGGCGTTATTCGTGTGTAGGTCTCCAGATTCACAGTTATCCAGAAATTTCCAGTCACCAAAAAGGCATCCAATGAAAAATCCGACATCACGCGCCTCTACCTGCTCGAGATCAATCACACACATTTTCATCCCTTCATCCGCGATCATCACATGACGAAGGTTGGCGGGGATGTTGAGTGCATTTCCCGCTGTGCCAAACGCATTTGCGCTCGACGAGGGTCGTCCCGTTTCGGTTCCCGCGATGTTGTATCCAGCGCGAAAACGACCATCACTGTCAATACCGGTCTCGAAGACCTCCAGTTGCTTACCCAGATCGCGTATTGCGAGAATACATTGCACGAAAGGCCTTGCATGGAGGTATTGTTCGAGTTTTTCCAGGGCCTCGCGGTCGGTCGAGAGTTTCCGCTGGCCCTTACGTGAAATCCAGACCTCGGGAAACCTCATCACCTCGTAGAAAAATTGCTTGAGTTGCAAGGGAGAACGTGGGTTGAGACCTTTGTCCCATATGACCTCGGCAAAGGAGTCAAGGTCACGCTGAATGGCATCGCGCTGGGCACGGAGTTGGATCGCCGCAGAGCGTCGAGTGAGATCATCGACCTTGAACCCCCTCTGCATGATGTCAAGATAAGGACCCTGCAACGCGCGCTCGAAACGATAGATGAGCCCCGGGCCAATCGGAGCTGCGAGCCGATCCGCGTAGGTGCTCTTGATCGTCCCGAGGATCTCATGAGTCAAACAGGTATCAAGCCCGCAATAGGTCTGATACGAATCATGTGCGGTTTGGCTGTGATTTCCCAATACCTCGGTGTGAATTGTCGGCATTAAAGGATCTCCTCGCCAGTGTTAGGATCGCGCCCCTGAATGGCCCGGGAAACAAAGATGCCAAGGTCGAGTAGGATTTGATCCAGCCCATGCCCGATTTTGCCCCTTCCGGTAAATGCAACCTCTCGCGGTACCCCGTGCTCATCCCGCGCAACGGTGATATCAAGGTAATGACAACCCTGAGGCATCTCAAGCACCGCGTGGTAGTTTTCTGAGGCCAATCTCCGCCCCGCTCTTTTATCGGTCATGTTGTCCCCTCATTCATCGTGTTTTTCGGTATCTGTTTTCCTCTGACGCATCAATTTCCATGACGACTCGTCGGTGTAGATCGAACCAAGGAAGCCAAGGCCTTTTTGCATCTCAGGCAAAAGCGAATGATGCAAGAGCATAGTGTCTTCTAAACACCCCTGAGGGACAATTCCCATGCGGGTGATGTATTGGAGGTCATAAAGGCCATTTTGGAAAACTTTGACCTGAGGGCCACGAAGCAGACGTTCGACCTCTCCCCACGCACAGAGCTCCTCGGTCATGCTCCCCCAATAATTCCACCCTGGGCGTCCTTTGTGCCAAAAAGGAATGACAATGGCCTCACCCGGCGACCGTGCGAAACCAATACAGGTGATTTGGCCATTTGAGGTCTCAATATCCGGTGCGAGAATTGGCCAATGCTTTGCTCCGGCCAAAGTCTCATCAACCCAGCGGATGATCTCGCCTAACTGGGGATTGATGATAATCGCCCGCTGTGGGCGGCGGATTTCGGAAAATTGCCGATCTCTCCATGCCTTGATCAAATCCGCGAGAGCAATCGTCCGAAAAGACCAATTTTGTAAAATCGCCGAGGGATGATACGTGATGATGGTTTTGAATTGACGCTCCTGTGGCCCCATGGGAACACTCAACAATGTGTTCCCACGGAGTGCCGAAATGGTGGTTTTTTGCGTTACTGCCCAAGATGCGACATTGCCGAGGCAGATAATCAGATTCGGTTCAGCGTGAAGGATCTCCTCGTGAAGACGGGAGATTTCCCCTGCGTATTTTTGATCAATGTAATTGCCCGTGCTCAGTTGAGGCCAAGGATACCCAGAACCGCGAGCGTTTGCGGGATGGCACAAGGTTTCAATCTTGCCTCCTTGCGGATGCAGGGCAAACGTGTTGGTGATCAACACTTCATTGGCTTCAAGCCATGCTTCTCGACGGGAGAGGAACTCTTTTGTATTATGCACCGCGTGGAGAGCCTTTGCATGGAGTTCCCCACCAAGCGTGGCTTCACCCAGCATTCTCCAAAGTTCTTTTCCAGAGGCCCCGCAAAATGGTCTTTGATATTCTGCCTCGGTTTCACCCCACGCCTCACCAACAATGACTACTTTGGCGCGATGTGGGCCGCTGGAGTACGCAAATGGTCGAGGACGCCCGGCCGAGCCCCGCCCGGCCGAGCCCTGCCCGCCCTCGTTCATTGCAAAGTCTCCTTGCATGAGAACTCCCCGCACCAGTCATCAGGTTTTACCGCTGCCCATGCGGAAATCGTCTGAATGTGTGAGATATCTCCCGGGGCATTTGTCATCGCCCCGGTGAGAAACACTGTGGGACCGCTTCTTCGACAGGTGTAGACACCTTTTGACTCGGAGCAAAATTGACACGATGAACATTGCATTATCATGGCGGTGCCTCGATTAGATTTCAATGTTCCGCAGTACTCTGCTTTTGACAAACTCTGCTTTCGCAGGAGCAAAATACAGTGGGTCAACTTCCAAGCCCAAGATGGCCTTCGCACGAAGTGAGTCCGCCGCACGCAACGCTGCCCCGCTGCCGCAGGTGGGGTCCAGCACTCTGCTGTGTTCATCAACAAACATCTCGAAAAAATGCCGCAACATTGGCTCAGGTTTGGTCGAGGGGTGTAAACGACGGTCGGAAGACGAAGCATATGCGTCAGCTTTGACCTTCACAATTTTGTGGTCCCCGCGAACTCCTACGAGTGCCGTTTCATAAACATGCCTTGGAAGGCGCGAAGCGTCAGGGGAAATCCCTGCGTTATCCGATTTCAGCCAAATGAGAGGATGCGTTTGCCACGAGATCTTAGTATCGTACTGCTCGATGATCTCGAACATTCTCTTACGATTCTTTTCCCCGTACCAGAGCATCACATGACCACTCTTAGCCATCAAACGATCAATGTTGGAACAGAAGCAATGCATGATGGCATCGAATACCTCGGGGGAATCCGAGTAAATCGCACTGCCGTCTGATCCGCGACCTTGAGGGCCTGCTGCAAAATCGATACCATACGGAGGATCAAAATGGATGAAATTAAACGTCAGTCCGTTGTACTTTGGGGCCCACTCAAGAAACGAGACATTCAGTATCACTTCCTCTTGAGGATCAGGTTTTGTTGCAGGTTTGATAACCGTGGCGGCTACGATATCCCTCGACGCATTATTATCTACCCCAAGCAATTCAGCTTCATAGTGCTGCATGATGTCCTCTTCGGAGAGTTTGACATCATCAATCATCTCTTGAAAGGCCCCAGCGCGCTCACGCTCCTGCTTCCTCACAATAACATTGTAGGCCTCTCGCGTCCCAGTGCATTTCACAATTGGATTATCCGGCTTGTCTAGTTCTCTCGCAATCGACAACTGCATCATCATCCAATTGTCTTTCACTCCTATCATCTCGGCAGTTTGACTCTGCGTGTGCCCGGGAGAATTTTCCCGATAGATATTGTGAATGCGAAGGGCCGCACGAGCGGTATCTTTCCAATCAAGTTGCTCGCGTTTGAGATTCTCTTCCAATTCTATAATCTGGAGTTCTGCGGGAGCGAGTCCTGTGGTCATGCGAACGGGAACCTCGGCAAGGCCGAGTTGTGTTGCCGCTGCGTAACGACGTTCCCCGGCAATGAGGTTGAAATCAGGGTCCACGATGAGTGGATTCATAATCCCCCGCTGGGCAATTGAGGGTAAGAGATCAGTCGGATCAACCTCGCGTCGCTGTCGAGCATCACGATTGATCTTGATAAGTCCAAGAGGGACAATCGCAATGTCCCGGGCAAAAACTGACATGACAGGTGGGCTCCATGTGGGGGGGGGG